CCGCCGCTCGATCGAGACGACCAACGCCTTCCTCCCGGGCGAGATGTCGGTGGCCGAGGCGTCCTACGAGCACTACCTCAAGGGCGCCGGCAAGATGCTGCTGGACTACCGGGCGGCCGACGAGAACATCGACATCCACGACAAGGACGCGGCCATGCGGGGGCTGCGCCAGGCGTACGGCAACGCGGCCTGGATCGACCTGGACCGCATCTGGGAAGAGACCCAGGACCCGGTGAACACCGAGGCCGACGTCAAGCGGTTCTACTTCAACTGGATCGTCCAGGGCGCCATGCAGTGGATGGACCCGGTGAAGTGGGCGGCGCAGGCCAGGCCGGGCGAGGAGATCCCCGACGGCACCCAGATCACGCTCGGCTTCGACGGCGGCATCCACGACGACGCCACGGCGCTGATCGCCTGCCGGGTGTCCGACGGGCACATCTTCCCGATCAAGGTCTGGGAGCGCCCCGACGGCCAGCCCGACTGGACGGTGTCCAAGGGCGCGGTCAAGGCGAAGATCCGCGAGTGCTTCGCGCGCTTCGACGTGGTCTGGATGGACGGCGACCCGGCGTACTGGCAGGACGACCTCGGCGAGCTGTCGCTGGAGTTCCCTGGCCGCGTGTGGGAGTGGTGGTGTAACCGCCCGAGCGCGATGGCCAAGTGTCTGGAGCGCTTTCACACGGCCATCTACGCCGGCGAGCTGACCCACGACGCCGATCCGACGCTCGACCGCCATGTGCTCAACGCGCTCCGCAAGGAGACGGCGTGGGGCGACCAGATCGAAAAGCCCGCCAAGGGATCCAGCCGGAAGATCGACGCCGCCGTAGCCGCCTGCCTGGCCTACGAAGCGCGCGCCGAGTGGCTGGAAGCCCAAGCCGACGAGAACGAGCCCGGAGAGATCTGGGGCTTCTGAGGGCCAGACACCAGGAGGTGACCGGTGGCTCGATACGCAGCTGGCACCCCGGAGTGGTGGCTGGAGCGCCTTGGCCGCGCCCTGACCGACGCACAGCCCCGCTACGACTACCTGTGGAACTGGTACACCGGCAACCCGCGGCCCCCGAGGGGCTACAAGCGGTTCCAGCCGCTGATGCGGACCCTGTCGAAGATGTCGCGGACCAACTACCTGTCGCTGGTCGTCGACAGCCCGATCGAGCGGATGAAGCCTGAGGGATTCCGGCTGCGCGGGGCGACCGAGACCGACGAGTGGCTGGGGGATGCGTGGGAGTCGTCCGAGCTGGATCTGGGCGCCATCCAGGCGCATCGCGAGGCGGCCATCTTCGGGTGCGCATACGTGATGGTCTCCCCGGCCGACGAGGACGACGAGGAACAGAACCCTTCGACTGGGGCGATGGATCCCAAGCCGACGCCCAAGCCGAATCCCAAGCCGGCACCGGGCGAGGTGAAGATCCCGTCGGTGGCGAACCCGAACCCGCAGCCGCAGCCGGAACCTGCACCGGTGCCGACGAAGCCGTTCCCGATCGTGACGATCGAGGATCCGTACACCACGTTCGTGGAGATGGATCCGTCGCGCCCGGGTAAGCCGCTGGCCGCGATCCGTCGGTGGATCGACGAGGTCGAAGAGGTGGCGATCACCGAGATCTACGTCGGCGATCAGATGTACGTCTACGAGGCCGACGCCAAGACGATCATCGAGCTGTCGCGGGACCTGATCAACGGCACCGATCAGCACCGGGTCAACGACGCGCGCACCTGGAAGCGCACCGAGGCCGGCCCGTCGCCGCTGGGCGAGGTCCCGATCACCCGGATGGCGTGGCGCCCAACGCGTGGCGACCTGTCCCGATCGGAGATGGACGGCCTGTTCGACGTCGCGTCCCGCATCAACGAGACCGTGTTCGACCGGCTGATCATCCAGAAGGCCAGCGCCTACAAGCAGCGCTACGCCTCGGGCGTGAAGGCCAAGCAGGGCAAGAACGGCAAGGAGCCTCCGTTCGACCCTGGTGCCGACATCCTGTGGACCACCGAGAACCCGGACGCCAAGTTCGGCGAGTTCACCGAGTCCGACATCCGCCAAGTGCTCGACGCCGTCTCCAAGGACGTGCAGGACCTGGCCGCGATCTCGAAGACGCCGCCGCACTACCTGATCGGCCAGATCGTCAACGCATCCGGCGACGCCCTGAAGGCCGCCGAGACCGGCCTGGTCTCCAAGACCTGGGACCGGATCCGCACCGTCGAGGTGGCCTGGAAGCGTGTGGCTCGGCTGATGCTGAAGGCCGCGGAGCTGCCGGCCGACGGTCGCATCGAGGTCGACTGGGCGGATCCGGAGTCGCGTTCGAAGGCCGAGCTGGCCGACGCCGCGCTGAAGGAGTCCACGATCGGCGTGCCGTACTCGCTGCTGCTGGAGAAGCTGGGCTACACGCCCGAGCAGATCAAGCAGGCGAAGCAGGAGCGCGACCAGGAGGACACCCGCAAGCTGATGATGGACGCCCAGCGGGCCGCGACCATGGCGCAGTTCCAGCCTGATCCGGCCGCGGGCCCCGAGAAGCCCGGTCAACCGCCGAAGCCCGGCGGCCCGGGTGGCGGGGGCGGTAAGTCTGGCTCCGGCGCCAACGTGCGTCCGGCGAAGGGCCAGGCCGGTCCGGCGCAGCAGAAGCAGAAGAAGCCGCCGGCGTCGTGACCTCGTCCATCCTGGACACCAACTTCACCCGGGACAACACGATCCGCGCGCTGCTGGCCCTGTTCGCCGGGCTCGGCAGCTGGCGGGATCCGGAGACGTGGCTGAACATGGCCGTGCCTCAGGTCCTGGCCGCCGAGCAGTTGGTGGCCCAGACGGTCGATGCGGACCTCAAGACCCAGCTGCTGGACCTGCTGGGCGATGAGGCGAAGCTGCCGATCGTCGACTACGCCAAGACGACCGGTAAGGCACTGCGCGGGGTGCGCCCCGACTCGGTGTACCGCCGGCCGTTCCGACAGCTCTGGACCGCGCTGGACGCGGGCATGCCGCTGGAGGAGGCAGTCCAGCAGGGTCTGCACCGTCTGGAGTCGATCGTCGAGACCGACCTCCAGCTGGCGGCCACGCACTCGATCTTCCAGGGCACGAAGGGCCTTCAGCGGGTCGCCTACCGGCGTACTCCGAAGAACGGCGCCTGCGCGCTCTGCATGATCGCGTCCACGCAGTACTACAGGAGTGGGACGCTCCTTCCCATTCACCCGGGATGTAGATGCGGCGTCCGGGTGACGCTCACGGAGGATGAATCCCACGTAGCAGACCAGGATCTGGTCGAGCGAATCCACGAGGCTGTGGCGCAGACCTTCGGCCCAGAAGCGGTCGATCGCAGCGCGAAAGGATACGCTGGGTACCGGAACTTGGTTGTGGTGCGTCAACACGGCGAGTACGGCCCTACGTTGACGCGTCGCGGCGACAGCTTTGAAGGACCTCAAAATTGAAGATCTGCAACAGCTGCGGTACCGAGCGCGAGTCGGGCGACTGCCGGCCATGCAAGAAGGCATACAACCGCGCCTACTATCTCCGCAACAAGGATCGCTTCACCGAATATGGGGCGAAGTACCGCAAGGATAACCGCGAGAAGATCTTGGCGCGCAAGCGCGATCACTACCGCGAGAACGCAGATCGCATCCGTGAGGCCAACCGCTGTTGGCACAAGGCAAACCATGACCGCATCCTCGCCCTGAACCGCGCCTACAAGGCCAGGGCCAGGGCGTCGAGCACAGTTCCGTTCTCGTTGGACAAGCTTCAGCAGCGCCTCTCCATGTTTGGAGGACGGTGCTGGATCTGTCGTCAGTCCATTCAGGACGGTGACATGCATGTAGATCACGTCAAGCCCCTTAGTAAGGGCGGTGTGCACATGTTGTCGAACCTTCGGCCAGCACACGCCATGTGCAACATGCAGAAGGGCTCTCAGTGGCCCTACCACCCAAGTCAAAGCCCCGAGATGGAGGCGCCGAGATGGCGACTGAAGAGCCCGAAGTGACAGAAGTCGAAGAGACCGAGCAGACCACCCCCGAGGCGGAGGCCACCGCGGACGGGGACGACGGCCAGGGCAAGGGCAGTTTGGCCAACGTCCTTGCAGATCTGGCCAAGGAGCGGAAGCGTCGTCAGGCGGCCGAGGCCAAGGTCGCTGACTACGAGGACCGCGACAAGTCCGAACTGGACAAGGCAGTAGCACGTGCCGAGCGCGCCGAGAGGGCTCTGCTCGACAAGACACGCGAGGCGATCGCCGCCTCCAAGGGCATCCCAGGCGAACTGGCCGGTGCCATCCAGGGTGAGACGGAAGCCGAGATGGAAGCCTCCGCCCTCCTCTTCGCCAAGTACGTCGGCACGGCCGACGACAAGCGCCAGCAGCAGTCACCGACCCAGCGGCCTGGCCGTCGGGGTGCACCGGTGGCGCCGGCGAAGGCCGAGACGGCCGACGACTGGCTGCGCGCGAAGTTCCGCGGCGAGGACTGACACCAACCACTCCCAGGCCCCTAGCCCAAGGCGGGGGCCTTCTTCATGCCCGAAGGAGGTCATGAGATGGCATTCTCCACTGCCGACGTGGACAGCAACTTCCCCACACGGGGTGAAGTCGAGGTCCCCCAGGAGCTGAGCAACGAGGTCATCCAGGACATCCCGGCCAGCTCGGTTGCCATGCAGCTGAGCACCGTGCGCCGGATGTCGAGCCGGACGTACCGCCAGCCGGTCCTGGACGCGCTGCCCGAGGCGTTCTGGCTGTCCCAGACGTCGACCAACCACGACGCGGCGCTCAAGGACGTCACGAAGATGGACTGGTCGCACTTCACCATGGAGGTCGCCGAGATCGCGGTCATCGTGCCGCTGCCGGACTCCCTGGTGGACGACGAGAACATCCCGCTGTGGGCCGAGATCCGGCCGCGCATCGCCTCGGCCTTCGCCAAGAAGATCGACGAGGCCGTGCTGTACGGCACCGACCGGCCGGCGGTCTGGACCACGGACGCGATCGTCCCGGGTGCCATCGCCGCGGGCAACACGGTCACCGCGCACGCGCCGAACACCGGCGACACCGCGCAGGACATCGCGAAGCTCGGCCTTCTGCTCGCGGAGCAGGGCTACGACCTGAACGGCTTCGTGACCGGCCCCGGCTACCAGTACCGCCTGTACCAGGAGCGGGACGCCAACGGCCAGCCGATCTACGGCCCGGCCCAGGGCACGAACCCGGCGACGGTGTTCGGCAACCGCTTCGAGCAGGTGAAGTCCGGTGTCTGGGACCCGACCCAGGCCGACCTGCTCACCGGCGACTGGTCGCGCTCGATCATCGGTCTCCGGCAGGACATCACGTTCACCATGCACACCGACGGCGTCATCTCCGACGCCTCCGGCAAGGTGCTGCTGAACCTGATGCAGCAGGACGCCAAGGCGATGCGTGCCGTGATGCGTCTCGCGCACGTGGTGGTCAACGACGAGGTCCGGCAGCTGTCCGGCCACGACCACTACCCGTTCGCGGTGCTCCAGCCGTACGTCGCTCCCAGCTCCTGATCCACGGCCCTGGCCCCGAGGCTTCGTATCGGGGCACCTAACCTCAAGGAGAGCACCCACCATGCTCGTCACCGCATATCTTCCTCGCTACCTCACCGGCTGGGCCGCCGGCAGCGAGATCACGGCCCACGCCCTGCTGAAGCCCCTGGTCGCCGCCGGGCACGAGGTCCACGCTGTCTTGGGCGACCAGGCGGGCGAGGAGTACGTCCTGGACGGCGTGCAGGTGCATCCGACGGTGGACAAGCGCCGCGACATCCTGGCGAGGGTCCCGGTCTCTGACCTGATCATCGTTCAGCAGGAGACCTACCGGCGCGGGCACCTGTTGGCGCACAAGTACCGCAGGGCCTCCGCCAGCTTCGTCCACAGCAGGCTGACTTCGCGCCAGTACGGAGATCTGACGGTCTACAACACCCAGGTCCTGGCCGACGAGTTCGCCGGCGCCCGGGACTACGTCGTCGTCCACCCGGCGGTGGATCCGGACGACTACCACGTCGAGGAGACGGGCGACGCGATCACGCTGGTCAACCTGAACGCAGACAAGGGCGCCGAGGTCTTCTACGCACTGGCCAAGAGGTTTCCGCAGCAGCGCTTCCTGGGCGTGCGCGGAGCCTACGGCAAGCAGTTGGAGTGCGAGCTGCCCAACGTCGAGATCATGGGGCCGACGGCGGACATGCGCGAGGTCTACGCGCAGACGCGAGTGCTCCTGATGCCCTCGAAGCACGAGTCGTACGGCAGGGTCGCCGTCGAGGCCGCAGCCTCCGGGATCCCCAGCATCGTCTCCGACCTCCCGGGCCTGCGCGAGGCCATGGGCGACGGGGCGACGTACGTCAGCTCGCTCGACGTCGAAGACTGGGCAACGGCCCTGAAGCGCGTCAAGCA